GCATTGGTCGCTGTTAAACCCGCAATGCCGTGAGTTCGTGATCCATCATCAAACGTGCCAGCAATGATTGTCGTGCGTGCCGTGCCCGTTCCCTTGGTCTGATTGATCGGCAAATAGTTGTTAATGAAAATCGGCACGCCGTTATAAGCCGGACTTGTGCGGCCAGACGGCAAAGTGATCGTTTCGATGAGTCCAGCGCCGCCAGCAGATCGTGCCAAGGCATAAAACGCACGCCGTGAGCGTTGATGCATCATGATGTAATCGGCGTTACCGTCTTTATCCTGCACCAAATCAAGCAACTCATCGAGAATCGCGAACGTTAGCGCATCACCGTTTGCGGTGAGGCCGGTCACAATCTGATCAGCAGGCAGCAAGTTCAGCAAGCCCTCGATGTTGTCACCAGTGCCATCGCCGACAATCATCTGCGACTGATAGGTGTTGCCGACGTTTTTGGCTTTAGACGCAATTTGCGTCAAGGTCTGATCATTAATGTCGGATCGTGTGGCTTGCAATAAGCCGTTGATCTCGGCATCGCCGATGATGGTCGTTAAACCGGTGGTGACTTTCGTGAAGGTGGCCGGATTCTTTGCGGTGATCGTGCCGTCGACGCCAAGCGTCTGCACATCGCCGAGGGTATTCTCCCGATCATACGCAAGAGCGTTACCATTAAGGCCGTCGAAGGGGAATACATCGAAAAAAGGATTGACGGTGATGATGTCTTCGATGACACCGCGCACCAGAAAGTCCTGCGAGAGCTTCGCGGACTCAGCAAGGGTAACAGAAGCCATGATCGGCCCTCCAAATGGAATGATATAAGCGTGTCGTCGTCGTTGGTCCGAATCCGGGGGGTCTCATCACAAACCGAAGTCCATGAGTCAAGCCCCTGTCTTCAAGAACGACATCACGCCATTCCATAGAGGGTTTAACGGGTCATATACAGCGCATCTCGCGCAAAATCAGCAGCGTCTCACCGCTGATTCTTGGCTTTATACCCGTCCGATCGGTGCCAAAATCACCCTAGTAATAGCACAATTTTTGTGCTTTGCAAATAATCACCATTAAAGCCCACGCTGACGGAGTCCTTCTTTGTACATTTCTTTGGTCGTCATCTGGGCGCCATTAGCCGACTGACGTCGCCCCGTGTCGGAACTTCCCGGCCCGGTGCCACTGCCCGCGCGATTGGGCGAGGGGTATGCGATCGCATACTTATCGATGCCCTTCATCTCTCGAACTAAATCAATCGCGCCCATGTAACCGCCCTTCCCGTCACCGCGCGCATCACCTTGTGCATCCACAACTCGCGAAACATAATCCTCGCCATCTTTGAACATTCGCATCTGTGCGCGCACGTGCGGCAAGAGCAGATCCACGCTATCGGGGGCCTCCGCAGCAAGAGCCGCAACAATTTCGCGCTCGATTAAGGATTTCTCTAAAGATCGCTGCATTTGTCCAATTTCCGAATCCTTGGCTGCGTTCGCCTCGGCGATCGTCTTGTCCATGTCAGCCTTCATCTTATCTAGGTTTACTTTTCCGCTGGACGCAGATTTCACCTGCTCACGCAGATCATCCATCTCGGTCTTGATGGCCTCGGGGGATTCGCCCAACTCAAGCCAGGGCGTTAGCTTAGTTCGCTTCATTTCCCGCTCAGCCTTGCGCGCATTGGCCAACGCCTTATTGATCCCGTCATAGGCCGCTGCGGTGGCTTTCAAATCGTCACGCAAAGGATGGCCATCATCAGTGGCCTCGCCGTCATACAAAGGTCGTGCCCAGTCCGGCACATCATCCAGGCTCTTCACGATCGGATTACTCGCAAAATCAAATTCCATCATTGCATCCTTTGGGCGTCACGCCCGTTTATCAGCCCGAATCACTCGTGACTGCTTTCATTAACAACAACAGGCACCGCCTGATTTACTGCACTACTTCAAGCTTTGGCGCCGCTGGCGGCGGTGCTTCGCTTTTCAAATCAAGGATCTCAACAGCGACGTCGAAATCCTCAGACAAAATCGAACGGCGTTTAAGTTCACGCAGCAACGTCTCATGCTTGATGTGGCCCTCATTGCGTGCATCCATCAGATCACGGAATTCGGACTCCTCGCGGATCCCTAATCCAAATTGCGTCGATAATCGAACCTCACCCGCAGACTTGTTTCGATCCTCCGGGTTTATCCAGGCTTTCGCATAACGCAGCGCCTGATTCATGGCCTCTTCGAAGTCGACCGCCATTTGTGATAACGCGGTATCTGCCTCGGCCTTGTCCATCTGATGAGCGGTCGCGGTGATCCGACCACTGCGCCCACGTAGCACCAATTCCATGCCGAGCATTGCCATCTCTTCCTTGAGATTATCCAAATCAACCTGGCCGGAGGCAATCGCCGCGCCCGAATGCTCCACATACGTGATACGCGACTGCGGATCGGATGCGGTGAAAATCTGATGCGGACCAATGCGGAACTTGGTCGGCACAGATTGATCTTCGTTGTTAAATTCCGACACCCCCATTGCGGCCAAAATGGGGAAGCGGGCGACGGTCAAGACGTTGCGCTGATCGCTGGCGGACTGCCAGTGCGCCACGTTCAAATGCGCCAAATCAATCAACGGTGGATCCGCCATTAAAAAGCCAATCCGATCGGCGTAAAAAGTAATCAACGGTACAAAATCAATGCCAGTCTCATAGTCATCAACAACTGCCCAGCCTTCGGGTTGATCTTCCTTATCAGCATCGACCAATTGCCAAACCACATTGTAGCCCGGCTCCATGACCAGGATTTGTTGCACCCTCACCTCTCCGAAGGGATCAACGCGCTGCTTTTTTTCCATCAGTACACGCACATGTACGTATTGCTCTTCGCCGTTCACCACATCCGAAAAAGCGGCGATCACATTCTCGGGCGCTACTTCCCGAAAATAAGGCCCGGCACCACTGGAACGAAAACCCGCTAAGGTGCCATCAGGCGATGCATCGCGTGGAAAATCCACCAGAATATGACTCAAGCCCTTGCCAATGCCCGTGCGAAAAACGCGATGCCCGAACACGTGCAACGAGTTCCCTTCTTTGTCCGCATCATCAATCAAATGCTCTAACGCGGGATCCAGTTTCTCGACTTGCGCCATTCGCATAAAGGGCTTGGCGCTCAATGTCCTGATGCTTTTCTTTAGGAAGTTGGTCAACACGCTGCGCTCAAGTCGCGCGCGATAATTCGTCTCGTCTTCCTCGGCGTACTTGGGCAGATAAGCCGTACTTTTGTGGCGCATCGCCGCAGTGCCGGCCAGCAAGGTATCAATCAGATCCCAATGCGGCAGCATGGCCAGCCATTCATCACCCCGATCAGAAACGATCGAATCTTTGGGATCCTTGCGCGCACTTGCCGCCATGAAAGCCATGATCAGTCCTTACTAATGAATAACGAAATATTGGGCGATGCCAATAGCTCAAGGCACGAAATAACCTGGCGCGTCTCCTCACCATGACAACTCGCAGACACCACCAAAGCATCTTTTGATAAATGCTGCCGATATCCGAAACGATGAGGCACTCCGCCACATCTCGCACAACTGATCGAAAGCGCTTGATCGGGCGCGCTGCTTAATAGCGCAAAAGTAAACTCATCGTCTTTTTCGATCAGATCATCGGAGTATTCATTCATGCGTGAAAACTCGCAACGTGTGCAATGCGCGCCGGCGGCGCAAATGTCAGCGCCAGCGCATCCGCATAATCTGGAGATGAAACGCCACGCGAACGTAATTGTGATTTGCTTTCAATGACGATCTTGCCCTGCTGATTGGTAAACGCACGCACCGATGATAACTCAACAATCAATTTATAATTCCCAGGTGGTAGCGCAATCAATTGCTCGGCGGGATACTTAATCGCCTTATCCTCGCCAGTCAACGCTAAAAACGTGCTGTGTGTTTTTTCAAAGCGATCTCGCATGCGCCACCACAGCTCGGCCTTTAGATTGCCAAACTTCTCTTTTGAGCGCTTGCCATCAGGCCAAACCGAATTGCTCGGGCGATCACCGACGTTGATGGGAAAAGTCGTGACCCCGGTCGCGTCAATGTGCTCAGGCGGTTCAATCAAGCCCGCCGTCACCCCAGCACCACAACCCACAGCGTCAAAGTTCATCACGCTCACGCCCTTATCTTTGCTCAGCACCAGGGCGCGCAATGCTGTCGTGGTGGTGTCCACGCCATTCCAGTTGATCGGCTTTAGCACCACCGAGCCAAAACGCGGAATGTACACACACTCAGCGCCGCCCGATACGCCCACATCCAGGCCAGCCGTACCGCGCTTTCCGATCGGGATGTGCATATGGTCCCTGATCTGCTGCGCCGCCTGCACCCATCGCCCCGGAATGCACACGTCCGCGAGCGATGCGTGATAATCAATTTCGACCTCTTGGGCGAACACCCACGGCTCTAATTTGCGCATCATTTCATCGCGCCAGGCCACGTCCTTGCGAGGATCGTCGCGCCAGTGGAAGGTGAAAACTGGATAGCGCCCAGAATGACGTTTCCTGAAAAAAGGGTTTCCGGGGCCATTCGGGGTCGAAACATAAATCTTGCAGTTTGAGTTCGCGCTGAGTGAGGCTTCGACCCGATCGGGACGGTCGAGATAAGCGGCCTCGTCAATAAAGTAGATGCTCGAGCGCCCGCCGCGACCAATTTGGTTGCCGGCCTCGCCGGTAATCACCGCGCCATTGGCTTTGTTGACCAGCTTGCAGTGCCCGAGATCCCGATCCAAGCGCATTTCGGGCGGTAGCAACATCGGCGGCAGTGCTTTGAGCAGAATTCTCGCCTTTTCCAGAATCGAGTCGGGATCGCCGACCCGATCCACTAAGGCTTCTTTGCGCGAGCCAAAAGCAATCTTTGCGCCCGGCGAGAACAACAACATCCACACCGCATAGCACACACACAACCAGGTCACCCCGGTGTCACGTGACTTTTCGACGATGCCATCTTGACGATTAATATCGCGATCGCGGATCCACTCCAAGAGCTCGCGCTGACGAGGAAAGAGCATAAAGGGGATCATTGGCGGACTGACCCGCGGATCGTAGGTCACCGCCCAATCATCGATGAATGCAACAACATCATTGGCGTAAACCTGCTTGACTGCCTCGGCCATTGCCGGAGATCGGGTCATGCGATTAATACGATCCATGCGCTCACGAGCAATGGCCGGCACATCGGGCACCACCCAGGCAGGCGGAAACGGCAACTCTGGACGACTTAGATCGTCGTCGATCTCGTCATCGAGAAATACCTCATCCATCGCACTCGCTCTCATATACCACCTTGAGACTCGGCGCTTTCGACAAGATTGTACGCACACCCTTGGTGATGTTGCTCTTATAACGCGGCGCCTTGGCGGTTTCCATCACGATCACCACATCAAACGCTTGCGGCTGTGCGCGCACAGCATTCGCCGCTGTAACCCCTTCTAAAACATAACTTTCCCGCCCAAAAACACTGCGCAGCGCGGCGTTCGCGCTACCTTTCCAGCCGTGGGCCTGAAAATCCGACACCGAGACGCAATCACTGCGCTTTTGACCGAGCGTTGTCTTGCCCGTGCCCGGCGAGCCCACAATGGCCACCCTGGCATGTGCGTGCAAAACCTCTTCGAGCTTCATAAAGGCGGTTCGCGCAACTTTGGGACGGCTTTTAGCCGTGGACTGCCGCGCATCGATGCATAAAGACGATTCGCCTCATTCTCGCTAACGGTTTTGCTTGACTTTTTTTCGGCCGCAGCAGCAACAGGCAGCTTCGCAGTCGCGGCCTTTTCCAGCCCCATGATCTTAGATAACTGAGTAAGCGCTTTTAATTTCGAGGGCACGGTGATGCCTTGGCCAGAATCCGCGAAAGCAATTGTGATCAGTTCGTCAATAACCTGCTGCGCCGTGACGCCCTGATCGGCAAGCTTCTTAACATCAGGATCATTCGGTAATTTAGACATGGATCATGATCTCCTACTTGCTATCGATGAGGACAGGAAACTCAATTTGATACACAAAATCACGCAACGGAGTGCATCGCCACATACCGATGAAACTCAAAATCGCGGGCCCTGGCTCGACTTTTGGATTCAAGCGAACCACATGCACTAAACCGCCATCGCTGGCTATCGTCGGAATTTGAGTGTAATCGGGCAGCGTGGTGATTTTTCGCTCGCGCGTGATCAATCGCCACTCGATGGCACCAGGCGGGCAGTTGGTCGTGACTTTGTAGCGCATGTAAATCTGTAATGGATCGCCAGGCGCAGCTTTATCGACAAGCGCTCGTGATTCTTCAACGACAATCGGCTCGCCGTACACGATTTGCCATCCGATAAGCCACCAAAACAGAAGAGCCATGAGTACCACTGCAAACCATGGCACGGCGTAATGCATCAAACGCCACGTTGCAAAAGCCAAACGACGACAGAGGCTGCACTTGCTCCAACCAGCATCACCAGCCAATAGGTGATCTTCCGATGCTCGTCGATCTCCCGGCGGACTGACTGGATCCATTGCTCTATCATCGCTTCTAATTTGAGTAGCCGATCGTGGTCTTGATCGTTCATCACGCACACCTCTCCACGATCAGATCTGAGTGCGTGGCAGTACCTTGATCCGCCGATCCTTATTTAAAGGCTCGCAAATCGTTGCGGGGAATTAAAGGCAGATCGCTGGGTGTCGCACACAATGTCTGCCATAACTCAACGCGCGAGGACCATACGATCGTCCATTCTCGGATCGACATGCGCCGGCAATTCCAATCGATAAACGCACGATTGAGTTTCTCGGTCACAGTGCCGCTAATTTGTTCCAATTCGCTGAGCTGCCCCACAATACGCGCATCAATCACGTCCGCCGTGCCACTGGTCACAGTTCCATAACCCGTACAGCCACTCAAAACCAAGGTGAAAGCAATCATCCAGGCCCTCACACCAAGCCCTTGATCCCGGTGTTCGTAATTAATCGCAAAACCACATTAGCAACAGCAACGACCCCAACCACCACCTCGGCTTGCACTTCTGGCGTTAATCCCACATCAATACCGAAAGCGCCAGTGACCGCAGCAACAGTCGCAAGCACATTAAAGATGATTGTTTTGCTACTTCTCGCCGGTTTTCCCGCGGTTTCAGTCTCCATATCATTGATTCCGTAATTGATTAAAAGGCCGGAGGCGGACCAAAAGGGCCCGCCTCCGGGCTAGTCGTCGCTTTGCCTTACCCCGTTTCCGGGAGCGTCGTTTGAGCGCCCTTGATCAGCTGCTGAACCGCCGCGATCTGCGCGCCAAGATCGCCGATCTTACCGTTCACCATCGATATGGATGCCGCTTCCTCTGGATCCAGCGCGTTCATCCGGTTTAGGTTTTGTCCTAAACTGGATTCGGCAATTAACTGTAATCGGTTTTGATGCGATGCAGCATTGCTACTCACTTGCTCTGCCAGCGTTTTGAAATTGGCATTCGTGACGCTGTCTAAAACGCCTTGATCAATAGCCATAAGCTCTTAACTCCTTGCGTTATCCGCGGCCAGTCTCGGGCGGTGTGGTTTGGGCGCCCTTGAGCATTTGCTGCAATGCGGCCACCTGGCTGCCAAGTTCGGCGATCTTTTGGTTCACCGTACTAATCGATGCTGCTTCTGCCGGATCGAGCGAATTCATGCGATTGAGAATTTGCCCAACGCTGGATTCAGCAATCAGTTGCAAGCGTTGCTGATGAGCTGCCGCATTCGATGCGACTTGCTCGGCGAGTGTTTTGAAATTTGCGTTAACGACGGAGTCGAGTACGCCCTGGTCGAGTGCCATGTTTAACTACCTCATTTTGATGATTTTGACCGGACGCCAATACGTCTCTTGGCCTTGGGTTTTGCTTTAACCGGCGCGGTATTGGCCGTCCTTTTTCCCGGTTTTTCCTGATCATCGTCGGGTATTGTTGCGACGGGGGGCGCCTGCTGAACGGCGGCCATCTCACTATCGTCGCACCCCGGATCCAATGAGGTCACTTGATTCATTGCGCGCAAAAGCTGCTGAGAATACTCGTTTTGCGCTTTGGTCATGGCATCACCCAAACGGGCCTGCGCTATCTGGTAATCACGAGCAAAAGCCTCGTGAGCCTCTTTCAACTTCCTCTCGGCGGTCGAAATATCCTGTTGATAGCGATTCTGAGCGTTAAATAAGTCGGTTTCGAGCTGCATGCACACGATCCATCAATAATATTCACGCGAGAGTGCGCCTAAACCTTGCTTGTGTGCAAGTTAGGCATAAAAGTGTGATTTGATGCAAACTACCGCGGACGCGTAGTTTTTAACCCAAGGAATTAAAAAATGGCCGACCGATATATCCTAGACATTCCCGCAATCACGATCAAGAAACTAAACATCGTTGACGGCGAAGCGCTCATTGTCTCACACAGCGAATTTGCCGGACTGCACTATGACAATATGAACGAAGATGGGATCGTCGCTATTGAAAAGATAATCTCTGGCGTTACCGCTCAGCTCGTTTTGGTCGCAGAAGAAAACGTGAAGCGAAAAGCAAGCGGCGGCGGCAAGCCATAATCCCACATGGCTCGCGCTCACGCCTAATGTGAGCGTGGGCTATGGTTCCCCGGATAAAGCGAAGGCCGAGTCATGTGACACTGAACTCGGCCTTCATGGAGTCACCTCGTAGAGACTGACCCCCGTAACAGCGGCAGTCTAAGCGACATTACCTTGGACTGGCAATACGGGCTGGACTCAAAACAGGATCCTCGCGACATCATCGGCAATAATCAGGGCGCGAACCGCGACCACGATAAAAAACACGTTATTGATCATCAGCGCCGTAACGAGCAACATTAGCCACGGATTTAACCGAGCAACAAACTCCTGGCGCTCACTGTCGTAACACAAGCTATTCATTGTCGTGCTCCCCAACTATCAGTCTTTCGACCGTTTTGATACGCCGTTCTAAATTCACGATCCGGCGCAGTAACATGTCCGCACGAGAGATCGCCAAAACATTGGATTCAGTAAGTCGGTCTATCGCGCTGACCACACTATCAGCAAGCTCTGCGATAAATTTCACATCCGCATCATTCATGACTGATCCTTTGGCAGTTCATCGGCGCCCCATTGCAGCAGCTTCGATACCTTCTCCGCGTGCGCTATCGCGTCGTCGATTTCGCTTTGCGTCCAAAGATCCGAAGGATTGATGAACTGCACCATAGAAGCGTACGGCAAGCGTATCTGGCCATCATCAAGCTCGACGATGGCGACAGAGTAAGTACCAACACCATCATTAAGTTCTTCATAATCAACACCCCATTTGTGGAACATGCCGATGTAATCAGGCGTCCTGGGGCCACCAACCAACCCTGGCTTATAAACCTGCACCGTTCTCATGGTGTCGTTTCCTTTACGCAATGATAGTTCACATCATCGATGATGATTTGCGCGCCTTGTCGGCATTGCAATTGCACATCCCTTGCGCCGGCCAGCGCGCCAAGATAAACGACCGCGCCCAACGCAACGACAATGCTAAGCAATGTGAGTTCATCTCTCATTACGCTCATCCTTTCGGGGTACTGTCTTCGTTCATCAATGCGCGCAGATCATGGCTTTTGTCCTCTCGAAAGCAATTAAGCTGCGGCGCCGTACTCGAGTAAAGAAGACTGCCAGGGTATTGAGTGCGTGCCATGCAGCACGACGCACTGCACGATCGGCATGCCTGGCGAACAATCTCCCAAGCCGCGTCTAATTCCGCAGGCGTTACGTTGATTATCTCGTTTTCCCTTGTCATTGATCGTTACCTCTAAGATTTATGCAGTGATGGCAAAAAGAAAACCCGCCGCACCGCCGACAAACACGGAAAAAACGGCAACTGTCAACCAATTCATCATTTCTTCAACATTCATGATCTGATCCTTGTAAAAGCGAAACCAGAATTTTGCACACCCCATTGTCCTTGTCAAGAGAATATTGCTTGCAAGTTAAATCTGGATTATGTACGGTAGCTTCGACCTCGGATTTGTTACGTGATTAGGCCGGGTTCAGAGTGATAAAAGGAAACCAAGCCAATGAAAAGCAATTGTGCAGACTGCCGCTTTTTTCAAAAGGCCGATCACGCTGCCGTGCTGGGCGAATGCCGCATCAATCCGCCGTCTTCAGTCCCTGGCAACGGTTGGCCTAGAGTTGATAGAGACGACTGGTGTGGTCACTGGTCAGGTACTGACGAGTGGCTAAAAAAACAAGCCCATGATCGGCAGGCCGCAATCGCCGCAAATCTTAAAAGGAACGCGAATCTGTGAAATGACGATAACAAGTACTGATCGTGAAAAAAGCGCGAAAAAATCGCAAACAAATCAGGAAAAAAACACACAACTGTGACAAAGGCGTTAATCACAACAAATCTGCGTGATAGTGTCACCGCTCTTTGCTGTTATTGGCCTGTCACGTGCGTTATTAGTCCTTCCTCGCGTGACAGGTCCTTTTTGATTAATGGAGCGCGTCACATGCCAGGCCACACCATCGGAGACAACTCGATCGGGATCATCTCTGGACTCATCGGAATTGTGATCATTTTAATCGGCACCATCTGGCGAGCCGTCGTTATACGGATCAGGGAAAGCGACGAACGCCATGCGCTTGATCTGCAAAAAATCGTGGACAGATCATTGCGCCTTAATGCCGAACACAGTCAACGGATCCGGGCAACGGAGATCCGCGGCGCAACCGCAGAGGTCAGCATCGAGGGCATGCGTACCGACTTGGGTCATCTAGCTCATCAGATGAGCGATGCGATGAAAACCATCACGGATGTGGGCATCAAGGTAGAGCGTGCATGTATCCGTGTAGCCAAAGAAAAGTCAAAGCATTGAGGTTCATAAAATGTTCGGAGACTGGAAACTCACAGATAGATTTGTCAAATCCGCAATTGGCAGTGACTTTGATAGAAATCGATTTCGGCTAAGAATAGTGCAGCCAACATCCATCAGTATTGTTGACGAAAATGGCAAGCTGGTAGCCGATATGGATCTGCCTTTTTTTGAAGACACCTTGACCGTCGATATTGATGTGATATCCGAGATAGGTATTGGTCGGGGGGAAGATGAAATAAAACTTGAATGGCTGCCAAGAATAAAAAAGGGCGGATTGTCTTGGATCAAAAAATAACTCAACAAGACTAAGCATTGAGGGCCAAGCAATGTTCGGCGACTGGAAACTGTCAGATGTTCTATTTCGGCAAATAATCGGCGGGATCGGATTTTCCAAAGATCAATACCGACTCAAAATCATGTCACCGGTGTCCATTAGCATCGTGGACAAGAATGGTGATCTTGTGGCCGGCATGGAATTACCGCCGCTGGCCGACTCTAACCCGCTGGATGTGACTGTAGAGATGTGGTGCGGATCCAATGAAAAAAATAACAACGGAGAGGTAAGCCTTTCTTGGCTGCCGAAAATAGGCAGGGGTGCATTGTCTTGGGTTGATCTTCGTTACGCAAAGCAGATGCAAAACCCCAAACAGTTACTCACTGATAACGCGGGAACCGAACAAATGAGCAAGCCTGATCCCATCATTGTCGACACTGAAATCATCGACCTATTAACCACCAATAATGAGCGACTGAGATTTGCCATTGCTCGGCATCGAGATCACATGGGGATCATTGGAAACAACGGCGAGATCTTAGGAGCAAAACTCGATATGGAATTATGGCAAGCACTGGAGGCAGGTGAATGAGTGACTATAGCGGACGACTTGAGGCACAAAGCGTTGAACTGGCGTCTCTTCGCCGAAACCTAGCCGATGCCCAACGCATCATTGATGAAGACGCGGCGAACTGTGCCAAGCAGATAGCACGCATCGCAGAGCTTGAGGGGCGTGTCAGTCGGCTCAAGGCGTCCGGGGCGTTACTGGATGAGATTGATGCAGCCAAAGCACGCATCGCAGAACTTGAGGACGAGCGCGACGTGTTCGCCCGGACTCTCGACAAGCGGGATAGGCGCATCGCGGAGCTTGAGGCGTTTGTAGCTGCCGATGATGAGCTGCAAAGTTACAACGAGGCGAGCATCTGCGAGTTGCGCAACGTGAACGACTTACAGCACGCACGAGATGTTGCCCGCAAAGCACTCAAGGAGTCAGGCGAATGAGTACTGAACCTGACATGAAACCTGAACCTGGCGACTTAGCGATCGTACTGTGGTGCCACACCTATCCCGAGTATGTCGGGTGTGAGGTGCATTGCGTACGCTGGCCGTGTGAGCAAGACAATTTGCCCGATGAATACCGCGGAGCAGACTGCATCCTGGTTAGGATCCCCGGCCATGGTGTGTATCTTGCGGTCAGAGAGCAGCTGCTCAAGATATCGCCGGGTAATGATGCTGAGTTCGACGCATCAGATGATTATGAGCTTGAGCGCAGCGCCGAGTAGAACAATCTCACGACACTGGGATCGAATTCGTTGTAGTACACGCTCACTGCTTTCTCTCTTCCTGATCACTGAGCTCAATCACTGATTTTTTGCGGTACTCCCAGAATTTCCCGTGCCCATCAGTTAGCCTGTACCATGTGCCGCGATTAAATCCTCCTGTGCGTTCAATGGTCTCAACATAGATCCCGTCTCTGATTGGACTACCTGTATCTGCGTGCCGGCTACGAAATACGGTCTTGCCAAATACTGGCGTTGCTTTGACGTTCATCGATTGGCCTTTGTGACCCACTCAAAGCTTAATCGGTATTGTCTTCAGTATCTTGTGATTCTAGTTTTATTCTTTGCTCATCCCATCGTGCGGCAACTCTTTTTAGCTCTGCCGCTTGAGCCTCTAAGCTTTCAGCCCTCATCCTGTAATGAGCCGCATTCGAATAGGCCTGATTTATCATATCGTCTAGGGTGTGCTTTTTCATGGCTGCACCTTATCGTCAGGGGTTGCTGCGTATTTTTCATGCCCAAAGGCTAATTGATGCTTCTCATATAGTCAAGATAATCTTGCTTAATGGTAGGAGTTTATCTGATCAAAAAAAATAAATATTTAGATGAGCGTTGTAAGCGGGAATAAGTAGATCGAGTTTCTAACGGTGCTAGTACGGCAGGGCCTTGCCCTCGAAGGGGGTTTTGACTTATCCACAGGTTATGCACAAACTCCATTAATTGTGGATAACCTGTGCGCTGTCAATAACCATGCCAACTAGTTATCCACCGCTTATTCACAGGCTGTGGACTGTCAAAAGCCGTGCCAACTTTAGATGATGATTGTTCGGTAAAACTTGACAATGCGATTATTCGCGCTAAACAAGCTCGTTAACCTATCGCACTAAGATCGCGAGAACTTTATATATAGCGATTGCATAGTATATAGCGAGAGCTTTACTATATACTATTCACCACTATATACTTTCACCTCACTATATACTATAGCCTTGAAACATTACCAAAACATTACCAAAAGTTAACTTGACAAACGCAGATTCGGGCGGCAAAGTCATTCCCGAACTCCAGCCCGTCAAATTCAACCCCGTTGTTTTTTTTCCCTCTTCTCAATCTGCTTAGTTAAAATACGCGCGCGCACGTTACGCGCACACGCAGGGGAGGTCCAGTAATTAAAGTTTATTCCTTTGAGATTCCGCGATAACTTCTTTAAGCCCGTTAACCTGTTCAACCAGCCGCCGGTTCTCCTGTTCGAGCTCCGCGCACCTATCCTTCGCAATATCTGCCGCCCTCTCTAGCGCATAATTACGCCTTTCAACTTCAATATTAGCCCGCCTCAAATCCAGATGTAGGTCCTCCAGCCGCCTAAACTCCTCGCCTTCTAACCGCAACTCTAGCCCCTCGCAAGACCGCCCAGCTTCTAGTTCGATTGCATCGCCTGCCTTTTGCATGAACTCATTGAAAATTAACTTCATGTCCTGCTCGAACTTGCCCACCATCTAAACCCCTGATCTTGTTAAAAGCGCTCACTTATCCACATGGAAACCTCCAAAACACCCTCTAAATCGCCACTATTCCAATTCTAAGCCATTATCTCGTCAAACCTAGGGCAACATAGCGCCCAATCAATTAAACGGCTCTAAATCAATTCTAGGCAGCAATCCCACCCGCCTAAAAAGGCCCGCGCTACCGTAAAGCGGGACGGGAGAAGCAACCCGGAATCGGTAACGCAGGCCAAAACTAAAAATCAAACCCATTTTAGAACAACACCCGCCGGAATACCCCGCCTTTTTCCCATGCAAAACATAGGCCAGCAAGCGAATAATCTGCATGCTGTGGCGCTTTTATTTTGACTGCATGGAATAGTAATCTTATTCGCGATTATTTTCAATGTTTGTTGAATTAGTGCTTGACGCACATTCTTCACTATGAGACTATAGCTGCATAGAGAAACGAAACCCAAAACGGACGGACTCCCTGGCGCTGTTTAGCGATAACCAAAGTCTCACCGGCCGAAAGGCGCGGCGGCGGGAGGGGAACACTTACCACGTTATCGCATGCGCACTTGAGAGTGTGCAGCCGCTAACGACTCACTCTGAAAGGATAAAGACAATGAAATTAAGAAATTTAGAATGTTGCTGCTGCGGAGAATCTGCTGGTCGCTGGAAACAACATTACAACCGCGATACAGGATATGGCATTTGTGCAAAGTGTATCGAATGGCTGACAAGTCGCGGCGAAAGCGCGGAAGAAATAAAAAGTCTGTACGGTACTGCTGGCGTTAATTATGAGTGCGTCAAAACCTGAAAGGAACAACATGAACAACATCATTTACAACATAAATAACAAGCGCTGGGGTCTTGAGTCGACAGTCCGCACCATGAACGACGGACGAATCGGCGTAACCCTAAAAGATACCGACGCCGACAAAACACTCGACGCGATGGTCATCTATCCCGCGCACATGAAAGCGCAGGCCATCGAATACGCGAACAAGCTTTGCGCTTAGCAATGTCCTGACCTAGCGGCCACGCGCCGCTAGTGCGGTCACATTGACTGAAACTCTGAAAATTAGGATCACGTCATGAGAATCAAACTTACCCGCGAATTTTACATCCCCAAAGGCGCCGTCGTAATCAAAGACAAAAACAGCACAGCGGTTGCTTACCTTTACGCAACAAACAAAGGCGAGCCGGTTGTGAAGTGTTTCGCTGGCAAACGCGCCAAGCCTGATTACCACTATAAATACAAAACGATGGCAGCGGCCCACAAGAAAATTGCAGACCATGCGATCGAAACATGGGCCGTTGAAGAAACAAAGAAAGCGAGCCGCGCCGCACGTAGCAGCGCTGATCGCGGCCTGGATGTCGGTGACGTTCTGCGCTGTTCGTGGGGATACGATCAAACGAATATCGACTATTACCAGGTTCTACGATTGGTCGGCAAAAAGTCTGTCGAGATTATCGCCATTTGTGCCGATTCAAAGGAAACCGGAAATATGAAAGGCGACAGCGTGCCGAGCGTTGGCGAGTTTAAGAAAGACGCCAAACCGATGATCAAGCGCGCTACAAAAGGCGCAGTGCGGATCGAAAGCTACGCGAACGCCTACAAAATGGAACCTGCTGCAATTGTCGCAGGCGCCGCCGTTTACAAGTCGTCGCATTGGACGGCCTACGCTTAAAGCCTTGACCCAGAATCGCATGCGGTTCTGGTGCGATCGCTTTAATCGAACTCTGAAACAAGGATAAAGACAATGAAAAAACTGGACAACCTAAACTCGCTAGCCGACGAGGCCGGCGTACTCAAGACTCAGGAAGCAGCGATTAAAGCGCGTTACGCTGAGATTAAAGACACCCTGATCGAAGCTGGCGCCGAGCACTTAATTGGCGAAGCCTTCGAAGCCAAGCTAGTTGAGTCGAATGTGGCGCGCACTGATTGGAAGGCGATTGCTAAAAAACTCGACCCGAGCAAGCAACTCATAACGGCGCATACAACGCATACCGATCAAATCGCTTTGCGTGTGAGTGCACGCAAAGATGTCGCCGCGATGGCTGTAGCAGCCTGAATCACAAAAACTCTGAAACAAGGAATGACAATGGAAAACCAAACAACAACAACGTATGTAGAAATAGATTTAGGCAGCGATAACTTCCTAGAAGTACAGGTAGATTGGGAATTCTCACCCTATGACCCCGGCAAGACTTACGGCCCCGCTGAAGACTGCTATCCGCCCGAAGGTGGCGAGCTCGAATCTTGCGCCGTATGGATTAACGGCGAGCGCTCTGACGATGGCGAAGACTGGCTCATTGAACACATGGGACAAGATGTCTTTGAGTACGCGCTTGAAGCTGCGCAGGACAAAGCGTCGAGCGATTGGGGTCAAGACGATCGCGGTGATTACGATTATGAGCGTGCACGCGACGAACTGAGGACATTCTAATGACTCTCGGCAACATCAACGAACAAAGGCTCTACCGGTGGCAAACGCTCAGGTATTTACAAACTGGCGTTTTTTCAAATGTACAAGCCCATGCCCTGCAGATAACGAACGGCATTGACTGGAGCAACCGCACGCCTTCGCCAAAGTTTGAACGTGGAAAAATCAATACCACGATCGAGGGTTTCTTGCCGATCAAAAAAAGGCGCCAATCAAGTGAAGAATAATTACAGGCCACCGACACCCGACGAGATGCGCGCACTTCTAAGCGCGCTTGGCCTGACCTATCAGCAGGCCGCAGACTTGCTCAATTGCAGCAAGCGGACAATCGACAACTACGTTTCGCCTGATGGATTCGAGTGCTCTTTCCCGGTGCTGTTTACGCTCGTCGCCAGTAGAACGCACGAAATTAGCGCCGCACACTTTCACATCAGCGCGCACAACTGGCGTGCGCAACTGTTGCCGCTCTTAACCGCGAAGGAATCCGCAGCATGAACAAAGACAAAGCCGAACCAACAACCGAAGTTTTGCCGGGATGGATTGAAGTTCTAGGCATCATTGCCATTGCAGCGCTTGTGTTGCTGTGTGGTGGGCTTAAGGCCATGGCTCCAAGGGGTTGACCATGAAAATCACGAACACCTCTCACGAACTGTTAACGCTCGTCTACGTGGCGATCGAGGGCGCGTGGCTGGTATTGCTCGGCTGGTGCGTGGTCGCTACCTGGTGCTGGCTGTATTTTACGCCTTGGTGGATTTCTTAAATGGAGGATCGAACAATGAAATACCGCGGCTACACAATTGAACACATTTTCCCGCCGATCCCGATCCGTCAATTTGATTGGGGTTTTTATCGCGAAGACGATGCAGGTGATTGCTTTTCAGGCTACGCCGCGACCGCGCACGAAGCGCGCAACGAAATCGACGAGTTGATCGCGGAAAGCATGGAACCCGAATAAGCCAGAAATTACCACACCCGGCCCGCAATGGGCCGGGTAAGTCTCACGATTCAATCCAAAATATTACGCTCGCAATAAACGAACGCTCCAGGCCTGCGATCTTTTTCCTCGTCTGCCGCCTGATTGCACCTGTAGATCGTTGTGAACTGCACGCGCGGCAACTCTTCACACATTGACGCGCAAAGCAGCACGATCAAAACGTAGGAACTCACACCTAAAACTCACGAACAAATAGATACACAATCACCACAAACGCGATGATCGGCCAAATTATCGGATTTCCAGAAAGGAATTCAATCACTTTTCGCGCTCATTCGGTTCATCAATACTAGCTTCCATAAACTCGACCTTCCCGAAGTGCTCGCCAATTTCGCGAAAGAACTTAGATGCGTCATCATTGGATTTTACCCACTCACTAAACGCTTCACGATCGGCAGGCTTACGCTTAACTGGTTTCTTTGGATCACTCAGTCGATCACTCTCCGCAATAAAATCGTGAACACGACATAACACAAAATCCCAAACACAAAACAAAACACAAACAACGCCAGAAAAACAAGCACGTTCATTATTTCGGCAACCTTGACGGGCGCGGTGGTTTCGGCGCTAGGGTAGCTTCCCATTCTGGGATCTGCCAGATCACCGGCATCATGTGCGGGCCGTTGGTTTTGGGTTTCTTCTTTTTAGGCTGACCGACCCGACTGAAATCAGCATGCTCTCTGCAACAGAATTGGCGGCGCTTAAAATTCCAGCCATTCTCGCCGATGCGCCTATAAAACGCATCGCCGCACCACTGGCAAAATGGTTGTTTAGCCATGTGGCCCCGCGTTTCTGAGAAAGTTTGCGCTTCATTTTTGCAAGGGATGCTGCAAAACTTTCTTTGTGAGAACGCTCGACGCGTCTCGTTATCACGTCGAGCGATAGGACTCGCGCACCACTGACATTCTCGCGTCTGCATGTGATTACCGTTCAGATCCCAAAGCCCTAAACGCCGGCAACGGCTGGCCGCTCTTTATCGCCTTAGTCGCCTTTGCGCAATAGCCCTGGATCAAATCATTACCCCAAACCTTAAACGGACCCGTGCCGAATTCGTCTTGTAAGTCAATAAGCTCTTCAACCGACAATGAAGCCGTAGGCTTCAGACCGGAAACAACCCAAAACTTATGCCAGTGCTTCGCTGTCGCCTTGCGTGCATCGGTTGCGCTAAGGGGCTCTGGCAGCGCTTTCGGGAACGGTTTATGCGAAGGATCAACACGTGGCGCGATGCACATGCGGCGAAACTCCGGCAACGTCGGCGGGAATCGGCCGCCTTCGCGCACGCAAACACTTACGCCGCGAGCGATATCATCGGGCGAAAATCCTGAAAGACCGATCGCCCATGTTCCATTGCTGTCTGTCTGCCCGTAGTTACTTTCCCACGGCGTCCCAAATATTGCCCCCATGCTTTTCCACAACTCCCTCATGACCGCCTCTTTCTGCACGCTCACGTTCCCACGCGGCATCGATGCGCTGGGATGCTGAAAGTCCAGCGCTCCCATGATTTGCGCCGCCGTTCGTTCGGGCTTTTCCATTTCCGTTGCTCCTAAGTTCGTCAGTCCAGCGCTCGCCGTTTAGCCAGGTCGAGGGATGTAACTGGGCCACTGTTGGGTCACGTTGATAATGGGCGACAAGACGATCGCGACTGTCCGTCAATTGCTCGAGCGTTCGCTTGGCTCGCGCCTTTGGCCAAGCCCTTTCCGCTGCGCCTTTATTTGTTTTCCACCATACGGCTCTCCACCAAGCTTCAAACTCCATTTTCTGTTGCGCTTTTTCTTCCTTCAAATCGTCATTGATCTCTTTAGGTACTCCTAAAGAGTGTGGTTTGTGGATTGTGGTTGCATTTGCAGGTGCATTTGCAGGTGCATTTGCATGGTGTCTTGCCTCGGCTGCTTTGCGTCTTTTCCCTGAGATTTCAAATGACTTAGATAACTCTTCGTCGATTCTTTTTTGCCTATACCCCCCCTGGGTTTCGTACCAGAAACCCCCGACAAACCCCCATAGGGTTTTAGCCTTGTTTGTGTGAACTCCTAGGATTGTTCCGATTCTTCGCATGTCGTTTGGTATGAGCCCGTCATGGTTCCAGGCATGGCAGATCAGCTTAAAATAGGCACCGTGCTCTTCAAGAGATAGGTGACTTGTGTCGCGCAAGTAATCGCCGACGTTAAGGGGGAACCAGGGGCGAGTCGGCATTAGAACGCCACGCCTTCAGGGTGTGGCCAATAAGTCACGATTGCTCTTCCGGTGTGCCCTTCTGGGCATCACGTTCAGCGATTAAATCGATCAGGGTTTTATGATGTTTCAGTGCAGCGCGCGTATGAGATTCGCTTTCCTCCGCGGCTCTGAGACAATCGCGCGCTCGTCTTACAGCTAAGCGCGAAGCTAGCTCCAGCTTTTCGCGGGCGTTATCAATCTGCCATTCGATCCGCCTTTTGGCGTTTCTGGCAAGTTTTGGATCGATATTTCTCATGGGGAATCAGAAAAAAGATCCGGTGTTACCGTTAACTTAGACGGACCGAGTCCGTGCGACGTGTCGCCTTCTACCACTAATCGCACGATCGTCGATATTGCCTGCACTGCCTCCTTAATTACATCGTCTGCCGCATAAGGATCGATCTCTTCAGGAGCTACCTTATGAAGAACTGCGCGCGCTAATTCCCCGACCTCCTCCGTGACCGCCGTCATCATAAAATGTGGGACCGGGAATTTTTTTCGCGCTCTTTTCAACTCTTCGACAACAAGCGCAAATACATCTTGATCGTCCATTAGTCATTCTCCACGAGAATCGTTCGTTATGCAGCGCAATAAGCGCCGCACCAAGTGAATACAAGGGTTCCATTTCTGGCCTTGATGCAAATCGCGATATGTGCCCTCTATATCCGCCCACACGTTGAGCTATCTCTGAATAGCTCATGCCATCACCCTTAAGCTCTGAAACGATTCGACCGAACAAGCTTGTCATGCTGTTTCTGCGAATAGATCGCCGCTCGTTGCTCTTGCGTGAGCCATGTTGTCGCACGCGACCGTCCAATAACTCGCTTTTAGTTCAACACCAATAAACCGCCGGCCAGCCTGAACAGCCACAAACCCCTCTGAACCAATACCGGCAAACGGCGACAGAACCAGATCGCTCGGGTTTGTCCACAGATCGATCGCGCGTTCGATCACATCTAGCTGGAGTGGACAAATATGGCGCTCGTCATCGTTCTCGCGGGCGTTTCGATATTGCAAGGTACGTCCGGGTTTAATGTCCATCCATACCGGCGATGCGTAGCGCTGCCAGAGCGAAACAGGGAATGATTCATTTGTGTGTGACACGGGTTCGGGGTTCTCGCCTGGCTTACGCATGGTGACGAGATAGTCCGGGATCCCTTGGCGCGACATCGTCGAGTCTTTCTTAATTTGCTTGTATAGCAATCCGAGCGCCTTTGTGCGCTGCATGGCTGTCACTGGATCCTTCCATATGCACACTTCGGAATGAAAAATCCATCCTTCGTCGGAAAATGCACGGATAAGCTCGCCGCGAAAATCTCGCAACCCGATAACGCCGTGGTGTTGTTTGCTAGTCGGCAAGTTCATGCAATGAAATGACACCAGCCGGCCGGGCTTGGTCACCCGGTAAAGCTCTGGAACGAGGTATGAAAAATGCCGCGCGAACTCGTCATCATCGGCGACGTTGCCCATGTCGCGATCACTTGCGGAGTAGGTGTAAAGCGAAGCGAACGGCGGCGAGAATATCGTGTAATCAATAGTATTCGAGTCAAGCCGGCCGACCGTTTCTACACAATCGCCCAGATATAAATCCCAGCCCTCGCCGCTTTCGATCGTCGGTGAATAATTATCAGTCATTAGGCTTGCTCCTTTAATTTCTAGGCGCATGGCGTCGCGCATGTGCGCCACCATTTCAGTGCTCATAGTTTCGTGTGCGATCTCTTTTCGTTTGATGTTTTCTAGCACCTGCCCTTCGCCCTCGGCGGTAACGATATGACAGTTCACTTCGCGCCATTGACCGAACCGCCAGCAGCGGCGAATTGCTTGGTATAGCTGCTCGAACGAGTGCGATAAACCGCAAAAGGCAACATTGTTGCAGTGCTGCCAGTTCATGCCGAATCCACAGATCGACGGTTTAGAGACAAGCACGCGAATTTCGCCATCTGTGAACCTCATCATGGCTGATTCTTTCGCGTCTATTTTGTCCGAGCCCGACACTGCAACCGCGTCGGGAATCATGGCAGACAGCATTTCTGATTCGTCATTAAGATTGCACCAGATTAGCCAAGGCTCATCGCTTGCATTCACCATCTCGGCAATCTTCGAAACGCGTTCAGATATTGACTGTCGACGAGCCGTACGCTGGTCGGTCAATGTCAGCGCGGGCCGCGCGAACAATTCCCCATGCGGTGGCGCGTCATCGGCGATGACGTGTTCGTGCATGATTAATTCCGGCAGAGCATAGCGAGCGTCATCGCCGCCAATGTCGGACGGTTTGCGAATAACAACCGCCCATGTTGCCAGCCATTCCCAGAAACGCTTGCGCCCGTGACCCTTTAGCCGCCATTTAGACGTTTCTCCACCATCGTGCGTAAAGAAAGTAGCGAGCATTTCAACACGCGTCATAACGCCTAAAAACTCGCACTGGTTTCCAAGCTCCATGTAATCATTGGGCGACGGTGTAGCCGTACAAGAGAGACGATAAGGCACCTTCTTTGCTGCATTAATTAATGCTGTGCGCGTTTTGCCGTCATGTGCCTTGAGAATACTCGACTCGTCTAAGACGATGCCCGCGTACTCGGTCAAATCGAAATGATGCAGCATCTCGTAATTAGTAATCGTGATCCCTGCATCGATCGGTGTGCGGCTGTACTCGGCGTGGATCCTGAACGCCGATGCCTCGCGCTCGGATTGCTGGGCAACGGCTAACGGGGCCACCACAAGCACGCGCCCCGGTACTTGTGCCGCCCATGCCATTTGCATGGCCGTTTTGCCGAGTCCGGTATCTGCGAAGATTGCAGCGCTGCCGCGCTTGCACGCCCATTGCACAATATCGATTTGAAAATCGAATAGCTTGCTTGGGAGGGTTTTACATTCGAATCCACCGCTAGGCGCGCGGCGTCGTTTTGTTTCTAAAAAATCACCATAGTTGGCATTTTGGGCAATGGGTTGATCGGGTACATTCGGCATAATGACGCTCCGGTAAAGCAAGATGATAGGGTGGAGCAGTAATCTGAACTGTTACCGGCAGAAAGAAACACGATGCGGTCGCGACTCCGCTGTGCTGTCCTGCCCCAGTTGCAAAGCTACTGATCGATGTTCATATCGTCAACGATTGAGATCCTTTTTTCAATTATCGCGCCACAGTTTCACGCATTATTCACGGAACTTTATTGCACATTCACGGAAGAAATTTCCTAGCGCTTGCAACCTGATTCGGATCCAATTCGCTTGATTCTGCCGCCTGATTTCAGCGCGAAGTTCATCGCTCAACATAGAATTGATATCGGTATCAGCATCATGAAAGTCGGACGGGCGATCGTTTTTCATGATTTATTGTCCTTATTCAGATCCATAAGCATGCGGGTTAATCGTTTGTCTTGATCGGCCCTTGCCGCACCCCTTGCCGCACCCCTTGCCGCGGCCCTTGCCGCTTCCCATGCCGCGGCCCTTGCCGCATCCCATGCCGCACCCCCTGCCGCTTCCCATGCCGCGGCCCTTGCCGCATCCCATGCCAAATCCCATGCCTCACCCCCTGCCGCTTCCCTTGCCGCAGCCAGCTCGTGGAAGTTAATTTCCCCAAGCACCCATGCGCGCTTTGCTTTTATCGCATTCCAAAATCGCTCATCCTTCACGCCTGCGTTTTCCAGTGCTTGCTCCGCGACCTGACAGGCAAACTCATGCAGCGCATTTTTAGCGTCTGCCATCCACAACACTTTTCGAGAAGTGGCGACAGATTTATCATCACCATTGATAATAGTGCCACCTAAAGCGACCCGACAAACGATTGGACCTGGCGCGTAGTGCAAAGCGTCGATGGCTCTTTTGCTCGCGTGCAAGCCCCACTTACATAGGGCGATATCCCCATCAACTTTATAGACATACCCAGGGGCGACGGTGTTGTCATCACCATATCTAAGTCGTTTGTCTTCGCTGATAAAATACCAGGCTTTCATGGCCGTCCTTTTTAATTTAATAGTTAGAGCCAGATCCATTACCATCGTCATCGCCATCGCCATCGCCATCGCCATCGCCATCGCCAGAGCCATCGCCATCGCCATCGCCATAGCCAGAGCCATCGCCATCGCCATCGCCATAGCCAGAGCCATCGCCATCGCCAGAGCCATAGCCAGAGCCAGAGCCA